CACTGATAGCACTAGCAGAAGCAAAAGAGACAGAAACATCACCTTCTGTAACACTTTTTACACTACCTTCCGCCTGTTCTTGTCCTAAACTTTCTGCTCTGTACAAATCTACTGCCATATTCAACATCACATTTTCAAGCCCTTTAGGCACTTGTTTTATATTGCAATAGTTGCACACCATATCACTTACTTTATCTATCACAAATAACAATATATTGTCTTTTTCCTCATTTTTTACCCCTAGTAGTAGTTTTAGTTTCTCCAATCTCTCCGCCTGTGTCAGCATTTTCCTCACCGCCCGTATGTGCTTTTAATGCTTCATTTTCAACTTTTAGTGCTTCATTTTCAACTTTTAGTGCTTCATTTTCAACTTTTAGTGCTTCATTTTCAACTTTTAGTGCTTCATTTTCTGCTTTTAACGCTTCCTTTTCAACTTTTAGTGCTTCCTTTTCAACTTTTAGTGCTTCCTTTTCAACTTTTAGTGCTTCATTTTCTGCTTTTAACGCTTCCTTTTCTTGTTTCAACACCTCTACAGTATCAGTAGTCGTTTTTCCTTCTATGGTATAGCCTTTTTCTTTAAATTCTTGTGCTCTTTTTTGGTCAATTTCTCTACAAATGCCATTTTTATACACTTTCATATCATTTCCCCCTTATCAATTTGTTGACGTATGTAAATAAATTCCTTTTGCTTTGTTTTCATATACAAAGGCATCGTGATACATTCTGAACTGAAATTTCCACATATCTTTATATTGGTTTTCATCTGGTGTAAACACTTTAGGCAATGTCAACTTCACTACTTGCAATATTGCCTCTGGATATATGAGCATAAAATTGATATTTTTACCATTCTCAGACTTTTTATAACCCCAATCCTCGCTACCATCATTTAACATAATTTCGCTGTAGAAGCGTGTAGGTGGTACATATTTAATAGGAATACCGTTATAATTTGTCAACATTGTGCTTACAACGCTTTGACTTCCCCAACTTCTAGCAAAAGCATTATTCAGTATAGGCTGTAAGTCGCTATTGATATACAGCACTCTACCTGCAATAGGTACTTCATCAGCATTTAATTGTCTTACCGCTTCGTCAATTTCTGCTATAATGGTATCTTTTGTCAATATTGCTGGCGTGGCTTTCTTAATACCATTTGCACTGGCATATTTTGCAAAACGAAAAGCGTCTACTTCTGGCACTACCCAATCTCTCATAAATTGCCCCGTAATAATGCCGAAAACATTTGCCATTTCTTCATTATCCATTCTGTCAATAGACAACTCTTTTCCTCTTTCTTCTGTCAATTTGAGCGTTTCCCAGTTTGCAGTAATGTCACCTTTTGGGTAGCCGTTTGTTCTAGAATAATCTCCTAAACCTGTTGTACTTGTTTTTAACACATTTACTTCATTTGTTCCCGTAAAATCAAGCTTTTTTCCTGCGTCCATACCCTGCGTTACAGACAAATTTTTATAAATATCATCTAACACTGGTAAGAACTTTTTCGCAAATTCTAAGCTGTTCGCCATACTCAATTACCCCTTTCTGTACTCAATCCCGCCGCTTTTCTAGCACTTTGAGCAAATAAACTAAATATTCCGCCTGTTTGATTGTCTTTTTGATTACTGTAATAACCGCTACCTACACCGCTGTCAATGCCTTCCCTATGTGTTTGTTCTATTTCAAACAAATACCCGTCAGACTTTTTCAAGCTGTCCAAATCCAGCCCCTCAAGCGTACCATCGTCTTTCAATGTGATATTTTCCATATCTAGCAATGCCTTTATTGCTTTTGTATTTTTACCTTTTGCCTTTAGTATCTCCATATCAATGGCACTGTTTTTGCGACTGTTTTGATACTGTTTTTGTAGATTTTCGGTGTCAAGCTTGTATTTCTCCTGCAACGCTTCATACTCTTTTTGTAATTCCTTGTTGTCCTTCGCCCCTTCTTTTAATGCTTTGATGTCGGCATCTCTTTGAGCAATTTGCCCCTCTAAGCCCTTTTTTGCTTCTACAATACCATCATAGTCCACTTTAGCTACATATTCTTGTTTTAGCTTTTCGGCAATTTTCTTTTCTAGCTCTTGACTATCATTTTCTTTTTCTAGTAATTCCTTTAACCACTTCATTTTTTAAACCTCCTTTTTAGTGAGTACATTTGACGTTTATGAGAGTTGCGACATAGCGTTGACAAAGTAACGCAGGAGCAACTCGAATGTCAAATGTACGAATGGTTTTTCGCATTCTTGCGAAAAAAATACCTTAATATTTTTGAGCATAAAAAAAGAACAGTTTTACGACTTGTTCAGGTCAATATAAATTACATTAAAAACAGTATCAATTATTTGGCATTAAAAGTTCTGGTGGAATAGGAGAAAAACTTGTTTGTACAACACCTCTTCTATCTATTAAAAGAATAGTAAGGTCAATATCCCATCCTTTTTTTAAATATCTTTCATAATCTTGTATCATTTCATCAATTTCTTCATCTGAATACTCATATTCCTTTGCTTTTTTTATGAATTTCTCTTTATCCATTCTGTATACCTTCTTTCTACAGTTTGCCCTATTTCTTTCGCTACTTTTCTAGGTTTTGGATTATTACAATATTCTGCCCAGCCTTCTGCTATAAACTCAGCATAACGTTTTTTATTTCTATTATCCCAAGCATATTGAGATAATTCATTTGTTATTGTTTCATTATCCATACTATCAAAAAGTTTTTGAATGTTTTTTTGTTCAGAAATTGAAAGCATAACATCTAATTGATGCCCAACTTCATGGTCAAGTACATATCGTATTGTATCACAGTAAAGAGGATGATATTTATTTTCTACAGTAGCTCTTAATCTTTCTATAAAATGTGTGCTATTTGAACCTAAATTACTATTTACTGTTACTCCTCTAAAATCATATAAATAATGACCAAAAGGTGGACTAAAACTTATTGCACCAGTATCAGGTACTATATTATACTTTTCTATTTCATTTTGCATTTGCTTCTCAGCAATCATTATTAAATTTTGCTTGCTCATTTTTGGATATTTTATAGTTAATTCATTTAGATATTGCTGTTGCATCACTTTTCCCATTGCTGCATTACGTTCGTGGCATTCTCCTACAAAACCGAAATTCTGTTTTAATTCAGGGAAGCGGTCAAAAGTATCTTTTAACCCTCTATTCCATTCATTTGCGGTAGTAATATCCACACCTTTATAAGATGCCATTTTTATACCTAACACATTCATTGCATAACTATCAGCTTCTTCAATGGTCTTTGCAGTTACAAAAGGCTCTTTCTTTTCTTTTATTTTATCATTTGTAGATACATTTTTCAATGTGTCCTTTCTTTTTTGTTTTAAATTTTCCCATTTTTCACTATCTCCATATTTCATATTCTGGAAATTGTCAAACGAACCGACTTCTTTTCTACCCAAAACCGCCTTATATTGTTCATACTGTTTTTTATCCGCACTTTTATTTTTATGTTTTTTCTCCTGCAACAGCCATTCGGGGTCGGCTTCTACATAAGTTTTATGCCACTGTTCATATGTCATATCAGAAGGGACGTAATAAGTTTTACCCTCTTTATTTCTTGCAGCTCTTTGCTGATTTTGTATGTATTTGCTATCTATGTTTGGTACTGTGGTACTTCTACATCTTGGGTGAAAAGGGTTAGCAGTAAGCCCTATTTTGTAGTCTTTCAAGTCAAACACTTTACCATCTAGCTTACGACACATTTCACTTGTTTTTATGTCCAGTGTCGCAAGCACTTTGTACTGTTTTACTCCTAAATTCTCGTAAGTATCTTTTCTGGACGCAGACGCAACAAAGGCACTTTCTGTTAACACAAGCCTTTCTGTGGCTTTTCGTGAACTATACAGTGCCTTTGACATATCTTTTATGATTTTTTGAGAGCCTTCGCCCCTTATAATGCCCTGTGTAAATCGTGTTTGTAGCTGATAAATCAGTTGTGTCCTATCTGTACCCCATACCCTTTCAGAAAAGTTTTTACCATCTGGAGCCCAAGCCCTTGCTAACACTTTATCAATTTTATTTTCGTCTATTTTAGAAAATGCTTGCCCTATGCCAGTGCCTTTTTGTATTTCGTAAGCGGTTCTATAATAGCCCTCTTTGTAAATATTTTTGAGCGTTTCTGTAATGCCCTTTATTTTTTGGGCTTCTAGTTTTTCTACTTGTTGCTGTAGCTGATATTGTATTGCCTGTAGCCTTGTTATTCTATGTACTGTACTCGCATTTTCTAGCTTTTTTATCCACACATCATCTAAATTGTTTTGCTGTCCGTATGCTATGTATTCCTCTAATTCCATTTGAAATGCTTGTCTTTGCTCGCTTGTCAACAACTGTTTTGCTTGTTGGTATGTCATACTGTTTTCATTGGCAAATCTGGCATAAAAATGATTAATATCCTTTTCAATTTCCAACATAGCAAGCATATAAGCCCTAGCGGCATTTTGGGCATATTCCTCCCCCTGTTGCAAAAGCATTTCATTTAATAATAAAAATCGTTCGTCCCAGTAGTCATACTCCATTATTATCACCTCATTAGCGAATACATTTAACGCTTATAAGAGTTGCGACCCAGCGTTGACGAAGTAACGCAGGAGCAACTCGAATGTTAAATGTATGAGCGGTTTTTCGCTTTCTTGCGAAAAATTTTCTGCATAAAAAAAAGCACTCAACAAGTGCTTTACAAAATAGATAATAATGTGTTATAATTTATTTACAAAAGGGAGCAGTCACCAACGAAGTGGACGCCCTCTACTATATGTAGAAAAAACTACCCGAGCGTTGGAGCGTTGACGGGTAGTTTTATTTTATTACTTATGCCTATCGATATAGGTAAGTAACGCTATGAGAAAGTTACCAGAAAGTAACAAAAGTGTTAATACTTGGTATGTATCCATAGCACCACCCCCTTCCCTTTTTGTAGAGGGTGGAGCCACTCCGTCATGACTGCTATACTCAATATAGCACATTATTCATCATATTTCAACATTTCATTTCCAAACTTTTCTATTGCCTTTTGTTCTTGTGCCTCTATTTCTTGCATTTCAGCATTGACATCGCTAACAAAAGGGTGCACTGCAAGTAGGGTTTTGTCTGAAACAATGCCCTTACTAGCTTGTATCATATTCACCATTTCAACATCATTTGTAATGATATTTTTGTTAATGTCAATTTGTATGTCATTTGCGTCGTACGCTGTATTATGTTTACTGTTGTAATCTTCTGTCACAAACCACAACAATTCTTTTATAACTTTTCGCAATTTCGCTATCATATTGCCAGCTTTTTGGTCTAGCAGTGTGTACTGAAATTTCAAACTCACACCAGATGGGGCATTGCCAAATTTGTCACTATCAGTATCTACTCCCATACCAAAATGAAATATATCTTTTCTCAGCATTTTGAGAAATTCCAATCTACCCGCAACGGGCAATTCTATCTGTTTGGCTTCAATTCTGCCATCGCTACCCGACGACATCATATTGACCGCTTTATTGATTTGCAGTTTTTTCAATGTACTACTTGCATTATCTCCACCAAAACCATATATTACCCAATACAATTCCACCAAATCTAAAAAGTTGTTCGTACCTTCACTAGATATGAGGTCATAAGCGTCAATTAAGCCTTTTATGTGCTCTAAATCGGTGGTACTGTTTCGGTTATTTTTGAGCAACAAAAAAGGCACACGTCCCCAACTATGCCCTTGTTTGTTTTTCTGAAAGCCGTCTAATGTTGTAATACTCCAATAGTGAGGAGCGGGATTGACTGAAATAGACGTATCTTTTACAAACAAATTGCTTTCTTTTTCAATATAATATGTGACATTTTGTTTTGTCCACCATTCTACTTTTTTGCGAATATATTTTTGTCCATTTTCAACTACTGTAATATCATAATAGCGTATCACTTCAAGCAGTTCTTTTTGATTATTTGTGTCGTAAATCGCTATTATCTCATTCGCTGGCACAATGCAATACTGCAATTCTCCATTATCGTCATAGTAAATGTGTAATACTTCAAAGCCTTTACAGCTTGCCCCTGTCACCAAATCCTGCAAAACTTCATTAAAATTATCATCTGCAAATTCACACAACATTTTTTCATAAGCCTTTTTTTGTGTACTTTCTTCTGCACCAGACACTTTAATTGTGGGTTCTTTGCTCACTAAATAAGCGGTTTTTTGGTCTACCAATATTTTCAAAAAGGCATTGATATTTTTATGATTGCTTCTATTGATGTTACGAAATGTGGTAAATTTTTGTTGTACTATTCCCTCTTTTTTCTCTGCTTCCAATAATTTCGAACTAGTAAAATCTTTCTGTAGTACATCGTGTTCCCCATTATAATACCTTTCACCTTTTTGCATATTCTTTTTTTGCTGGCTATTAATGTCATCATTTATGATGTATTTTAGTATATCGCTTTCATTCAATGCCCCTTCCGCCAGCAATTTCGCATTGATTAAGTCTGTTTGTGTTAAAAACAATTATCACACCTCCTTAACGAATAAAGTTCTTAATCTATCCTATCTAGCACAATAAACTTTTGTCCACCTGCCATTTTAGCAAGTACGACTTTTTCGCCTTCTGTCAAATGATTTTTAACTATAAATTCCTTTTCCCCTACATAATCGTGACTGTGTTCTCTGCAATGTTCCCCACAACTGCCGCCCATTTCTGGTTCTGTAGTATGGTCTACTTCCATAACAACAGTATAATCCGTG